AGATTGTCAATAAAGATAGTGTGTGTTTTGGCCAAATCAAGAATTGGTGTAACATACTCTGAAGCCGAAGACATACGGACTCTAACTTTATTTGATGAATCGCCACTTAACAAACTAACTTCATTTGTACGTGACAAAACTCGTCTTTCATTAGTAAAATAATAATTTTCATTATCGTCTATGCCAGTATAACCAGAATGAGTTGTTCCTGTATTGGAAATTGTTGACATTCCAAAATTTATATCAGTTCTATTAAATTTCAAGAAAGAAGGTTCAAAGTCAATTACAGAATATCTAAAGCTTTCTATAGACGATAGATTTGCTCTAGCATTACTTGTTAGTCCACGAATTGTATCACCAGTGTAGAAATTGCCGTTTGATGATAGTACATCAACAATATAGGAGTTAGATGTTAATCTAAACTTTTCTAATCTACCTGAACCAGCTTGAATACTTGCAATTGTGCTTCTCTGTAGTGAATTTGCACCGTTAGCATAAATTTTCCAAACTTGTTCACCTGAAGTAAACTTAATATTTGCTACAGCAGCGATTGATCCTGAATATGAAAGAACAACTGAATTTGCACCAGATGTTGATCCAATAAAGTAATCATTCCCTACATTAGCACCAGAGATTGTACCACCAGAAAGTGTTAGTCTCTGATTACCTACTATTGTTTCACCATAAGATGCAAAATCTTGTGTAGGATTTGTTATAATAAACTTTTCAAGTGGCTTCTGACCAAGAATTGCTTCACCTACAGCATTTGTATTAAATGCCGCTCTATAGATATTAACCTTAAGATCAACACCTTCAACAATATTCCAGTTTAGATTGTTGTTTGTTGTGAAGAATGTTCCTGTTAGTGGACGCTGATCAACTTTCTGCTTTGTGTTCTTGTCTGTTTCAGTGAGTCTTGAAATCCAAAGATATGTATCTGGATTTAATCCAATAGTGTGTATAACTAGAGCATACTGAACATTGTTATACAAGAAGACGGGAGCAGGGAACTTAAGAGTTGTTGGTATATTTCCATTATCTGGATCAACAACATATCTTGCGTCATTAGATTCTACCCAAATTTCTGATAGAGGAACTTGATTACGAGTAATGCCGCCGCCAGAATCCATTTCACGAATTTCAATCCAGAATCCTAGTGTAGGATGTTTTTGCTGGAAGAACAAGTCAACCTTTGTAATAAAGACACCTTCTTCTCCATCTGGAGCTTTTGGTATAAATGAATAAGCAGAACAAGAAGGACGAAGCTGCTGAACAAACTCTGAAGTTGTTTGATTTATTTCAGAAACATCTGACTGTGTTGTTATAACAGTTCTTGTTGTAAGAATTGTATTCTGCTTTTGTTGTGTTAGACCTTCAGCAACAAAATAGTTTTTAGCAAGAGTTGAAGCATCTGCTTCTGATTTTGTTGGACTGTCAATTACTACAACTTCTTTTTGTCCTATGCGGAATCTCTTACTATCACCTGTAGGTAAACGTAGCAAGAAGTATGCACTACCGTCAGAACCAGATACTAAGTCCGTTCCTTCAGGAATTGTGATGACATCTGTCAAAGTTCTATTGACAATATATGTGTTATACTGCTGTTCTGTTAAAGGTGTTACATAGTTGTTCATGTTTTCGTTATCAAAAAATACATGAAGTCTTGTATTTGGTTTCATACCTTTTGCATTACATGCAAGAACTTGTGGACGAATGTAAGGTTGAATACTTACATCAACAACTTTGTTACCTAGTTGTTGAGTATCTTCATCAATAGCTACAAAACTTTCAGTACCAGTTCTTGTGTTTTCATAAATTGTCTCAACAATAGTTTCAAATTTAGCACCAGAATTTATTTCGCCTGAACTTGTTAGACCAATTGTATTCTTATTAAATTCAAGATTTCTAGCTAACCAATAAGCATTTTTATATGCAAGGTCTTTTTCATTTGCATCAAAAGAAGCAAGTAATTGTCCAGTATCTTTTCTGTATAGTTTATAACCAACAACGTTTGTTTGCCATTGATTCCAATTAGTTGTTGTGCCTTCTGTTAGACCATCAATATTGTCACCAGTTATGATCTGGTTGTCGGCTAATTGTTGAGTATCTACCCAAACATCAATATCTGGTGTTAGGTAAAGATTACCTAAAAATTTATAACTGGATACTTCAACATTTCTATATGATGTAACTCTTGGCTGTTCAATCAATACTGTATCTGTATATGGCAAATGTATTAAACCGTTGCTTATATTTAATCCAGTATTTGATGACAGATTATAGTAATCTGATCTCATATTGTATATTGGACGAATGCTCTTTTCACTTGGGTCCACAACGATGCGATAATTTGGATCAGATATATCTCCCAAAGAGTGATCGCGGAAACTATCTACAAATATACCATTCTTGAATCTGCTCAGGTTGTTTTCATCAACAATCTGCATATCTACAGCAGATTTTTCAAGAGTTGTTAGAGACGCATAGTATTCAAGATTTACAATTCTATCTTTCAGTACACCAATATCACGCATTGTAAATCTTATATTAGAAAGTTTTTTTACAATCGTAGAAAGGTCTTTTCTGTTTAAGATTTGTGCATAGTTAGGCGCAAGAGATGGAAATGGGCTAATATATATTGATGCTAATGCCATAACATTTTCAGGAACTGTAGGTGTTATTGGATTTGCTCCAGGATTACCTTTAATTACACCTATCGTTCCATCTTTGTCCATTACAACAATATCACGACGAGGTAAGAAATATGTAAAAGCATAATCAAATGTTGTAGATGGTGCAGGAAGTCTTATTCTATTGTCTGTAAAATTAAAATCGTCAGACAATGAAGGATTTACTGAAGCTGAACCTACAGTTAGAGCTTGTGCAGCAGTTTTATTCTTTATTGGTCTAAAATCAATAAAGTTTCTTAGATCATATTCAATTTTAGATGCTGGTGATCTAAAGATTGGAATATTTTCATATCCAATTGTTGCTGTGGGATATGAGTCAACCGAGAAATATCCACGACCAGATGTGAAGTTTGGTTCAAAATAGTCTAACTGAACTAGAAGACAATCCGTTGATATTAAACCTACTCCTGTAGAAGTAATTGTACCGTGGTCATAGAATGTGTCTCTCTGACCATTATCAACTGTGAAGTATCTTGTTACATCTTCACCGTCAGACACAGAAGTTGGAATTGATCCTGATTTTCTTACAATCTTTTTAATTCTATAGATATCAGGAATACCAAGATTCAATGGACCAGTAGTAGAATATGTGTTTGCGGCAGCAAAGCTAAATGCCACATACGCATTTGATATTAGTGTCTTATCAATCTGAACAGCATTACCTCTACCAACATTATATGTTATTGAAGCAGAAACAGATGTTGGGAAAGATTCTTGGAAATTAATTGTGATAGAATTTGTTCCTGTTGTTACAGAACGAACAATTCCTGTAATACCTTTTGAGTTGAGGTCAATAATATCTCCAGACATATAAGCTTTATACAAAGTATTGCTGCTTATAACTGAAGGTAATGCTGTATCTAGAACAAGACTGCTATCACTTGGAATATCTACAATTGTAAAGTAAGCTGTATTACCAGAAATCTGGATCTTATCACCCTTATTGAATCTAGAAAATGCTGGGCTACCACCACCAGTAGCAGTAGTTGTTCCGCCACCACCAGTTATTGTCCAACCAGTAGCAACATTAATATCTGCATCAAGAGTTACAACAACATCTGATTTATCTGAGTATACAAGAGCTTCTGTACCACCGCTACTAGCAGAGTATGAAATGGACATAGTGCCGCCAGTTGAAATTGTTTGTCCTGTATCTGTTTTCTTAATTTCATAGTCAAAATCGTTGTTATCAACTTGATCTTTGAATGTGCGAACTGAAAGTGAACCTACGCTGTAAAGCAATGTAGATGTTGCAGATTCTTTTAATACCGCATTGTTACTTTCTAAGAGAGGGTCTGCATAGAAACCTGAACGATAGATTGTGCGGGTCTCAGCAAAAGAGTTTGTGCCATTCATACGAACATCTGTTAGATAAATCGCAGCACTACCTGTATTTGTTCCTAACATACCGCTGACATAATCAAAAGAAATAACTCTTGCTGTACCAATTATTGAACCTGTTGGCGCTGTACCAACAGAAGCCTTATTTGTAATTTTTTTGGCTGCTGAATTATAGAGATAAACTAGTTGTCCTTTATCAAGTTCCAATTTACCTTTGACTTCATTTACGATGACATAGTTACCCATAGTAGCAGCACCAAATTGTGTGGCTACGTTGGCATATGTTAAACCTTTTTCAATAGTTGTCTTATAATTTGTTGTAAGTATTCCTACTTCACGACCTTTTACATATGCAAGACCTGGTTCAACACCAATTCTCAATAGTGTGTTTGCGCCAGTATATGAATAACCACCATTAACATTATTGTCTAAGTCTTCACGAACACGAACAGTTAAACCTCTAACATAATAATCACCAGACTCATCGTATGTTCTTTTAGCAAGTTCATCACCAAGAACATTATACTGCGGTCTATCATAAATCTCAGTAAGAACACCATTTTTCATACTGAATAATTCAACAAAGTTTGGTGCACCTTCAGTGTCTTCAAAAGCTCTAACTTCTAAGTTAGGTGTAAGTTTAAGTCTATCTGCACCTGGTGCGCTGTAGTTTGATGCTTCTAAAGCAGGATCAAGTAGAGATGCATCTTGTGTATAATTAATAATTTCTTCTATTACATTAAACCCAACACGACACGTTGCTGTTGTGCTATAACGAGGAGATAAGATTGCTGATGTTGGTTCAAAACGAATGAAATGTTCTTTTGCAAAGATTACTCCTTCATTTAGAATGAATCGAGTGCTTTGTCCTATTGGATTACTTCCTGAACCTAAAACAACCAGTGTTTGACCTGTATTGGTTGATAGAACTTCTGATGGTTGAAAAGTTTTAATTTCAGGATTAGAATTGGATGATGAAAGGTATCTCACATAAAGAGTTTTTGTGTTTGTATTTGAAGAATTGCCATCTCCAACATTGACAACATAAGCGGCAACGTTATTTGTTAGACCATATAGCTCTCTGTTTAAGAATGATGTTATAACTACGTCATTACCTGAGTTATCAATATCATTAATTTTAACGTGGTCAACTTTTTCAATTGCTTGCTTGATATTAAAATTTTCAGGTAAAACAATTGAACCTTCACGGAAAATATGTTTACCAAATCTGTCAATTTGTTTCTGAAGAATAGTCTGCATTTGGGTAAGTTCACGACCCTGTACAGCAAATCCTGGCTTATAAAGAATTCTGTAGTAACCCTTTGTTTCATCGTAATCATCATAATAAGGAGTTACGTTAAAATCAGTTGTCAATGTATTGTTGGCAGTATTAGCCATGGATCCTATTACCTCTTAAAATGAAAATACAATTTTAAAATCTTCTGTTTGGTCATCTGCTCTTTGGATAGGAGAGATATTGTTTAGATACAAAAGACTTCCTGAATATGGCTCAAAAGCTCTATCAAGACTCAAACCATTAAACAATCTTGATGTTTTTGATGTATCACCTGTTACGGGGCCAGATGATATTATTCCTGATACATCAATCAATCT